CCGGCAGCATTAATCCCCGAATATAGAAAACCTAAGTTCTGAGCGTTACTAATTGAAGGACCAGTATGTACACCACTATTAACTATTGTAGTCCCAAAGTTGGTAGGACCAGTTATAAAGTTAGTAGTACCACTAATAGTAATTGTGCCTTCAAGAAGAGGAGAGGCATTAATGGCATTAGAGTCTTCTGCATACCACGTATTATTACCCGCATTATAGGTAAAGTCGAAAGCCTGATACTGTTGTAGGGTAATATTTCCTAGTACTCCAAAGTTATTAAGTTGAGCAGTAGATCCAGAGGCAACAGTTATTGAAACAGTACCATAATTAACTACAGTATTATTACAACCATTGACTAAGTTACCTGAAGGTAAGAAAATAGTCTGTGCAGCAGTAGAACCAGAATAAATTGTTACTTCATTATAAATTGCAGTATGGTTAGCTGATACTATTGATGTAGGGGCACTATAAATACTATTACCCTGCATTGTTCCACTAACATTAGTATTACCAAAAATAGTATTAGTACCACTAATAGTATTCGTACCCTGAAGAAAATTAACTCCACTAGTAGTAATACTCCCAGCAAGAATCATATTCCCTTGATCACTAACGTTCATAGTTACTGCAGAGAAAGCACTATTGACTACTTGCCAACCACTTTGTTCAAAACCGGTACCACTAATTGCAGCTCTAAAGTAGGCTGTGCCATTACCTCCATTAGCATCTACTAAAGCTAAAGTTTGTGTTGGCCCACCAGTACTAGATGTTTTAACTAATATTCCATTACCACTAGTAACAGTTAAATTACCACTAAGAGTAAGGCTTCCTCCACCCCAAGCATCATAGACTAGTTGATTGGCTTCACCTGTATCAATAGCAGTCACTACAGGAGTACAAACTGGTCCATTGGGCATTCCTCCACCAGAATGGACTACTGCCGTAGTTTCATCAATTCCTCTAGTAATTCCTGAAATCGTAACTAGTCCAGAACTCCAAGCATAAGTACCAGAAGCTACGAAGACTTTTTCTTCATTGGCAGTACCATAATCAATATCCAAATACCAACCACCAGCAGTACCTAGGGGTACCCAACCAGCAGTAGTGCCTGTAATTGTGATAGTAGTATCAGTAGCACCAATACCAGAGCCTGTTAGGTAGGCAGCACCAGCACCACCAGTATAAGAGTTTAGAGAATAAGCTGTTCTAGCCATTTATTTGTCTAAAGTGCTAATGCCTGAACTGCGCTAAATGATGGTTTCTTATTACCATTGAAGTCGACCAAACCCCAGAAACCATAAGTGGTTGTCCAATCGATTAGACAGTATTGAAATACTACTGCAACAGGTAATTGTTGGAGTCTTTCGATCCACTGAACGAGATATTGACTCTGTAATGCATCTGTCATGTCAGGTGTTTGACCAGTTCCTGATGACAACCAACCAGTTTCAGTTAACCATAGTGGGGATTTGTCACCATATTCAGCTTGTAATGGAATTAATGCACCTGTTATTTGTTGGTCTAGAGGGCTGCCATTTTTTGTAGTTAGATAAGTGCCGTTACCTGGCCATGAGTAGCAGTGAAAACTTAATATATCAAAGAATCCAGCAACACCTGCCTCATAGCAACCCTTTAAGAAGTTATAGCCACCACTTCCATTAGAGATATTAGCTACGGGACCCATATGCACAACACATGTTGGATCTGCTGCTTTCATTGCTGGATATGCAAGTTTAACAGCTTCAGCTAATGTAGCAGGTGTCATCTGTACTTGGGCACCAGTACCGTATTGATATTGATCAGGTTCATTAATAAGTTCCCAATGTTGACCAGGACACTGACTCGCTACCCAAGCACATGCTTCTGCAAATGCTTGTGGAGTAATAGGAAGTCCTGCTTCATATTGAGGATTTCCAGTATATGTTCCAGAAGGTGCAATGCAACCATCGATCAAGAATAAAACCGTAAGACCATAACTTGCTGCTATGGTTATAATGGCATTAATCTGTGATGCAGCTTCAGTATTATATGAGCCATTTGAATTAAAGAATGATGTCCATGAACCACCATTTGCACTATAATTCCATGGTACTGCAATACGAACGTACTTCGCACCTAATTCTTTTAATAGTGCGAACGCTGAAGCGTTTGATGGATCATTTGCCTTGACCCACATAATACTACCTGCATTAATACCCAAAGCGAGTCCACTAGGTAGTGGTGGTGGTGGCGTTACTGCAGTCCATTGTGCATAAAATGTTAGTGAACTAGTTAATGTGAAAGGTGATGTTTGTGCTGTACCACCACTTGATGTTAGGAACCATCCATTAAAGGTAGCACCCGATAAGGTAGTACTAGGAAGGGATATTGCTGTTCCCGATACTGCTGTTATTGGTGGTACAGAAGATCCACCTTCTGTATTAAAAGTTAAAGTATAATTAACAGGAGGTGGTGTAGGTAAAGGAGTAACGTAGATTACTTCAATTGGTGGAAAGTTTTTATGAACTGAATCGTAAGAACGATCTGGTTTACCATTTGTTTGAGGATTATTGATTGCTATAAGGTTAGCAGCAATTAGTTGTGCTGGAGTTGGTAAATTATTTGCCATATTTTTTTTCTTTATTTCTCTATAATCATTATACTGAAGTAATTGTTTCCCAGGCAGTAGCTCCACCTATACGAAGTTTATTGAGGGTAGTATCAAAATACATACCTCCCTTAACATAGGGAGGGGCATTAGTAGTTATTGCTTGAATAGGAAAGAATACTCCACTATTAGTGGTAGTAGTTGATCCTGCGACTCCACCTATCTGTGTAAAACCTCCACTAATGAGTACATGGCTATAGTTACCACCATTCCAACTATTCAAACCGATGCCGCCACTGGAAGTAGCTATTTGGACTCCATAAATACTATTTTGGTCTACAATTTGTACCCCCGTACCACCACCACCATAGTTATAAAGATTTACTCCTCCATAAGAGTCAACTGCAAAGGCAGCGTTAGAAGTAAAACCTATTGCTCCACTAGCAAGCATAAAGATACTATCATTACTAAGAATGCCATCAAGCCAAATACTAGCGCCACCATCAAGAGTGCTTATACCAACAAAAAATCCACTAATCGATATTGCTTCTCTATTAGGAGTACCAATAGATATGAATCCACTACCAGCTGTTAATATTATGCCTTCCGATAGTCCTCCGTTAACAGTAGTTATATAAGCGGAACTTCCTGTATAATTGAAATTCCCACTGTTATCAAACACGAGTGTTCCACTATCAGTCACCATAACGACGTCGCCGCCTCCTATGGCTGCGAGACTAATTGAACCTCCACTATCGTCTTGTAGATCAATACCTTGACCAGCAGTAATAACTATAAATCCACTGGTAGTAATAAAAACACTATCACTGAGATCGTCTTGAATAGTTAATCCACCACTTTGTACAAGTAGACCTGGAGTTGTAGTTAGTCCTGCACCAGTAAGTGAGGCAATAGAACCTCCACTACCACCGGAACTAGCAACATTTCCATAAGTAATACCTGCACCAGTAGAAAGTATAGCCATTCCACTAGTAGTAGTAAGGTTACCTGAACCTAAGATTTTAGTGACTAAAGTATTAGCTTCTTGTAAGTCAGTAGCTGTAAGAATAGGTACTACGGGATATCCAACCGAAAGGTTTTGAGGAGAAGTATTATCTACTCCTCGACTAACATTAGTTAGAGTTACAGGAGGAGAAGACCAGTTATAAGTTCCGGATGGTACCCAAATTTTTTCTTCAGTAGATGTTCCATAGTTTAAAGATAAGAAGAAACCACCAGTAGCACCTAGAGTGTCCCATGAACTATTAGTCCCACTCAGTATAATAGTAGTTATAGAATCATTAATATTAGCATTTAGAGCTGCAGGACTAGCGCCACCTACATAATTATTTAATGAATATTGTGAGCGAGCCATTATCTTTAATCCTTAGAGTAAAGAACCCTGTACAGTGATTCACCATACAGGGCAATTTACATATAAATTGTAGAACACTATAAGTTGTAAAAAATTTAATCCTACGCTGGGTATGGAGCTGACTGCCATGTGGGTGTAATTGCAAGTGAGTCACCACTAGATAGAGTTACAGGGTTACCATCGGCAAAAGGAGCATACCATAATACGATGTTTGGAAGTGCAGGAGCAGCTGCAGAAGCAGGGTTAGAAGCACCGTAAAGAGTTTGCCAGGTAGCTAGGAACATACCGTTAACTGCTGGCCAAACACCTGAAGTACAAGTAAAGGTTAATGCACTACCCATAACACTTTGCTGAACGTTGATGGTGTTAGCACCAATAACTGTGGTACCAGCAGCAGGAGCACCCCAGTTAATACCAGAAACTTGAATACGTCCGTATCCTGTAATTGTGTTAGTACCTGAAGTACCAGAGATCTCAGCAACGGGATAAGTACCACTATTAAGAGTTACGTTGATATTGGGATAACCATAGCCTTCAATGGTAGCCCAAGTCGTAGAAAAGAGACCTACGTAATAGTTAGTACCTGAGTTGACGGTAATTGTACCTCTTGGAATGATGTCCAAAAGTACGTTTAGACCCTCTTGAGGGAACAGATATAAAGAGGTGGAAGCCATGTAGAATCCTTGATTGATGTTTCTTCAATAACTAGTGTTATTTCAGAGAAGAATTAATTGTTACTGAAAAATTTCTTGAATCGTAAACTGTATAGTGTCGCCATTATTGAATTGAGGGAAACTAGAACGAATATGCTGAAAAAGAATGCCATTCACTTGAGTAATAGTAGTACCAGCCGAGATTAATTCTAGGGGAATAGATCCATTAACTCCTCTTTGAACATATAGGGTATCAATTCCATTAGTTCCAGTAATAGTCATTACTTCTGTATTAACTTGAATATTGTAGGCATTACTTAATGGTGATGGCCATATATTAAAGTTGGTGGGAGAAATATAACTTTGTGTTCTAGAAGAAACCTGTTGAGCTAAAGTATCCTGAATAGGAGAACCAGAAGAACTAATAAGACCAAAGTTGTTAATATGAGTGAATTCAGATACTAGTAAAGTACCTTCCCACTGATATGTATCCCCACTAGTAGTAGTGGTTATTTGACTCAGAGTACCGCTAATTCTTTGTCCGACTTCTGTAAATAAAGCCTGATCAGTAGCACTAACCTGATTTATACCACCATCATTCCCAATACATAGAAATTGAGGTCCACTATACAGTGGTTGGTTAACCAATCCTGATACAACTAAAGAGCGGAGACTGCTAGTAGCAGTTCCTTCTACCACCATAAGAATTTAATTCGTTAAAGTGGATTAATTCTGTAGTTTTGTACGATTGGCGAGGACCTGCTCAGTCTGATTAAGATTAATCAGGTAGTTGGCGTAATATTCAGTCCATTCCTGAGTTTCATTACCACCAGAAGGACCTTCACCAGTTTGAATCTGCTTTACCTGTACTTCAATTGTCTTGGTAGTGTCTTGAGTTGTGTTACCAAAACCACCGACAGGATAAGCATGTACAATGAACTGGTCAGTCCAGTTGGGAGGTGTGAATGGACTATTGGTGTAAGTGGGGAATGCAGCATTTAGTCCACCGGATATCAAGGAAACATTGGTGATTGTTGCAGTAGAACCAGAAACAGCAAGTGTTCCACCAGCAGGAATTTCAATTACTACCTTGTGATTGAATAGCTGATCAATACCTACGCCAGGTAGTGGACTAGTGTAATAAACACTTGTACCAAGAGCTGTAGCAACACCAGATAGAGCAGCAGCGACAGTAGAAGCCCCAGTTAGTGGTGTAGAAACACCAGATGATCCGCTGAATACAAATGCAGTCGTAGAGTCACTAACTGTTAGTGCATATAGACCACTAATAGCAGCAGCATTAATTACATCAATTGGGTTACCAGTGTAGGCATTAAGGCCAGTACGCTGATTCTGTACAATAGTTTGCTTAGTTTGCTGTTCTAGCGGAACATTGGGAGTTGGAAATGTTGCCATTATTAATTTTCCTTTTTAATGTCTTTAGTTCTTTTATATACCAACAAAATTAAGCGCCGAAGCCCTCACGGTGGCTGTTATACTGGTCAGTCTGAAAGACGTTACCTGCTTGGCTCTGTGAAGCATAACCGGTACCAGATAGTGTATATACCGGAACGTTGCCGTTAGGGGTACCACTAATGGTGAAGTTAGCTGAACCATAAACAAATGGGTTGTACCAGTTTGTGGTTGTATTTAGGGAAAGGTTCCCACTAGGAACGTTGGCCATAATTAATCCTTTGGATAAATGTTTATCTCAATAACTAGACTGATATCTGCCAAAAAATAAATCTAAATTTTAACTGTTAAAATGAATCTTTCAACTTCAGTGATATATTGTCAGTTCCATCAGCATCAAGTTCGAATGCTTTCTGCTTGTCTAGTGCAACCTTTAGAGCTGGATTCTTAGCATTAGCCCAAATTGCATCAGCTGTCATTGCTTTACCAACCTGTTCAGCGTCATCTGGTACGCCTTCTTTAAAGTTTGTAGTCATATTACGAGCAGCGCCAGGAGCAAGAGCTTTTAACATTTCCTGAACAGATTCATCAGCTGAATCTGGAGCATCAATAAGTTCATCATTTCGAGCATATGCTTCATCTTCGCTGAGGAATTTAATCGTTCCACGAAGAGATGCTCTTTGAACAAAACCATTGTTTTTGATCTCATCGGGAATATTAATCACCGAACCAAAGAAACCATTAGGTTCTAGACGAAACTTAAGGTCTTTGCCATCTGTCCAGTTTGAAACATTAGCAGATAGGTTTTCAATCCAGTTGGTAACCTGATCACCCTTGAGTCGCCTAATACCAGGAGAGAGTGGAGCATTTTTGTAAGATAGATCTTCACGAGCGGCCTTGTGAGGGACTTCAACGCCATCTAACTCTTTTGAAGCAACTGGCTTTGATTTGCCATCTTCATTGCGACTAACTGTAGCCATTTTTATTCTCTTTTCTTTCTCTTATAACTGATAATTTACCAGTTATCGTCAAGGAAAGAACCATAAACCTAACCCTAAATAATTAGTAAATTATTATCAAGGGGATCAAGGGTCCTATCACTAACTAGGGCGATCCTGAGTAGACTTTAATTGCGTTTTAAAATGTTCAACAATATCAAGTGGAACATCAGGACTTGCAATGAACAAAATTCCAGTTTCCTCGAAATATTTAAGTTCTTCCTCAAATAACAAAGAGTACTTTCTTCCATAAATTTCTTTGACTTTTTCGGTTTTTATAAGATCCTCATAATCGAATTGACCCTTAATTTCAACAATATTTTCATTGTCTTCTGGACCAATTATGAAATCTGGACGATGATTACCTAGAGGAGTTTCAATATCGGGACCATCATATCTTCTCCAAGGAATGTTATGTTTGTCACAAGCAGCAGCAAATCTAACTTCCCAAAAAGAGTGGAAAACAATGGCCTTATCTCCTAATTCCATCACAAACTTATCTCTAACACTTTTAACTTCTTTATGTGAGCACTTATTGGAACAATATTTCATTGCTGAAGGATAATAAGCTGGTTTAGTAAACTCTTCTCCGCATCCTACACAGATAGCTGATTTGAACTTACCAGTTCCTGTACGAGGATCTATAGATATTTTCCTACATTCTTCAGAGCAATATTTTCTTTTTGTGTGAGTAGAAAATTCAATGTTACAAACACTACAGTTACGAATAATAGTTTGTGTGGCTTTCCATCCACAACTTTGTGAACAAAATTTCACATCACTTCTAAGAGCAGTATAGTTTTTACCACAATACTGACATGTATTATCGTAAATAGTTCGATAACTTTTTCGGCACGTATCACTACAATATTTACTCCAATTAGATTTTCCTTTAGGGGTTAACTTACGCGTAATGCTATTACCACAAGGACAATAATGAGGAATTTCCTTGTTCTTCTTGGAATATGTTTTTATACACTCATCAGAGCAATACTTGTTCCAAATAGGTGATCCATTGGGTGTTATCTTACGAGGGATCTCTGCGCCACATTGACATAATTTTATCTTCATACATATACTATACCACAAAGAGGTGGATTATGCTACTATTAAGTGAAGAAATTTTCCTAATATAAAGAGAAATCCTCCTCTTTGAACTTTTTGGGTCCAAAGAAGAGGATTTCTCCTGTTAGTTATATGTGATGAACGAAGATTACTACGATTTCACAATTTGTGCGAGGCCCCTGGGGTTCAACACCGCCTGTGAGATGTATTCGTCCATGACCCAACCCTTGAGGAACTTCTCAGGAGTGTGGTTCTCTTCCACGTCTAGTGAGTACATAACTGGCATAACACCAAGGAACTCAGGAGATGGGGTTAGATAAATGGTACCCTGTGGAACAACGATTGAACGCTGAACCTGGAAACCACCGAATTGAACGATACGCTCGCCTGCAACAACACGGTCCTTGAAGGCCCAACCGGTCTGGTTGATGTCCCACTTGTAGAGGTCTCGGTAGTCAATTGGGTTAAATAGCAAGCGACTTGCCTCCAACTGGTGA